CAAATGACCCGTCAAATCTTGTTGAGCTTACAATAGAAGAACATGCAGAAGCTCACCATAAGTTATACGAAGAACATGGGCGATGGCAGGACAAACTAGCAATGAATGGTCTCAATGGAGATATGACGACAGAACAACTAAGAATTGAGCGTGTGAGACAAGCATCCTTAGGTAACACATATCGTAAGGGCACCAAACACACGGAAGAGACAAAGCGGAAGATGAGTTTAGCTCAAAAGGGTAAGAAAGGCGTGCCCTGGACTGACGAACAGAGAAAAAAGTTTAGTGTGAGTCGCACAGGCATCAAGGCATCTGACGAAACAAAGGCCAAAATGCGGAAATCACAGGCTGCGCGGAGAGCAACGGAAACACCGGAACAGCGCAAGGCTACCGGACAAAATATTAGTAAGGGCAGACTTAAAGGATTAAGGAGTTAAGTAAATGCGCCTCATAACAGAATTAAACGAGAATTGTGAATTTTTAATCGAAGCTGATGAGAATGGTAAAAAAAGCCACTGGATAAAAGGTGTGTTCATGCAGGCCGAGCAGAAGAATCGCAACGGAAGATTCTATCCTGTTGGCGTTCTACGAAACGAAGTCAAGCGATACAACAAAGAATATGTAGAAAAGAATCGCGCATTTGGCGAGCTTGGGCATCCTGATGGACCCACTATTAACCTTGACCGTGTATCGCACATGATTAAAGATATTCAAGAAGATGGAAATAATAATTTTATAGGTAAGGCGAAAATTATGGACACGCCTTATGGAAAGATTGTCAAAAATCTAATTGACGAAGGAGCAAATCTTGGTGTTTCTTCTCGGGGAATGGGTTCATTGAAACCTGGTAAAGTAAATGGGGTTCAAGTTGTCCAAGACGACTATCATCTTGCAACCGCAGCAGATATTGTTGCAGACCCCTCTGCTCCCAATGCATTTGTACAAGGTATTATGGAAGGTAAGGAGTGGGTTTGGAATAATGGAATAATCAAAGAGCGAAACATTAGTGAATATAAAGCAGAAATTAAAAAAGAAAATCGAAAGCGATTAGAAGAAACAAAGTTGCGAATATTCGGAGATTTCCTCTCAAAATTGTAAAAATAATAAATAGCAATAGAATAACTTCAATATTGCTTGCTTAAGGGAGAACTTTAACATGTCAGAATTAACAGATTTAATCGAAGGAGTAATCAGCGGGTCAAGTGACCAGAAGCGGTCAACCGGAACTCCAGGAAATGATGGACTTCCTAAGGAAGGTTCTACTCCTGCGAGCAGGGCTCCTAAAATGAAGGGAAAGCCTGTTGGGCCGCCCCCAGTTTCAACTGATCCTGAAGTAAAGAATAAGGATGCCGCAAAGGTTTCACATCAGACCAAGAAAGCCAAAGAGCCAGCTCCAAAAGTTGCTGGCGGCGACACTTCTTCTCCTCCGCAAGGCAGCTCAAAAGAAGCTACTCCTGACAACAAGAAGTTGGGCGAAGAGGAAGAGTATTACACCGAGGATGAAGAAATGCTTGACGAAGATGAAGAGATTCTTGAACTTCCCGAGACTAAGGCTGGAATGGCCAAGCTAGTATTCGACATGCTTCGTAGTATGGACAAAGACGAACTGTCTGAGAAATATATTGATATCCTCAATGCAATTCTTGTCGAGAATGAAGAAGAGGAAGAAGAGATTGACGAAGAGTCATATACTCTTGCTCGGGATGCTCGCGCACGAGTTACGCCCGAAGATATTGATGTTTCTGATGATGTCGAAGCCCTTCTTTCTAACGAAGACCAAGAGCTTTCCGAAGACTTCAGGGTTAAGGCTGCAATGATTTTTGAGGCAGCAGTTGTTTCTAAAATTAATTCTGAAATTGACAAGCTAGAAGAGGATTTCGCATCCGAAATTTCTGAGGCTCGGGCCACATTCGAGGCTGACCTTACCAATAAGGTAGACGGTTACCTTAACTATGTGGTCGAAGAGTGGATGAAGGAAAATGAACTGGCTGTCGAACGAGGAGTTAAAACTGAGCTTACTGATGATTTCATCTCAGGTTTAAAGTCTCTGTTCACCGAGCATTACATTGAAATTCCAGATGAAAGGGTTGATGTTGTCGATGACCTAGCAAATCGTATTGATGAACTAGAGGCTAAGCTCAACGATAGCATCGAAACTAATATTGACCTTCAGACTAGGATTAATGTTCACGAAAAAGAAGAAATTTTTCATCAGCTTTCAGACGGGCTTGCCGATACAGAGTGTGAAAAATTAGAATCATTGTCCGAAGGCGTTCAGTATGAAGATGCTGAACAATACATTAGAGCAATTGCTACTCTCAAGGAGAGTTATTTTCCTCAGGCTCCCAGGTTTGTGGAAGAAGATGGTACCGATGAGTTGCTAAGTGAATCACTTAAAACAACGTCTTCAAGTATGGATTCGTATACAAATGCCATTGGTCGAACTGTTAAGACTGTAAGGCGTTAATTTTATAAATAGGTAACAGAAATCGGGTATGTAACCCTAGTTATCATAAGGAGTTAAAACATGTATCTTTCTGAAGAACTACAATCAAAATGGGGTCCTGTCCTCGACCATGAAGATCTAGGAGCAATTTCAGATCCTCACGTTCGAGCTTGTACCGCCATTCTACTAGAAAACCAGGAGACCGCACTTCGCGAGGCTTCTGGTTATGGTGCAGGTCAGTTTTTGACTGAGGCTACACCAATAAACGCAATGGGCAGCTCAAGCTCAACCGCTGGTGCTGGTGGCATTGACACGTTCGATCCAGTTCTTATTAGTCTGGTTCGACGCGCAATGCCTAATCTCATTGCATATGACATCTGCGGCGTTCAGCCAATGACTGGTCCGACTGGCCTCATCTTTGCGATGCGGGCTTCATACAAAACACAGGAAGGCACTGAGGCGCTGTTCAACGAAGCAAACACCTCGTTCTCTGCAACTGGCCAGGGCAATTTTCCTGACACAGGCGCCGCATCTCATGATGTTACCAACGACGGTGACTCACTTCTCGCTGGTGCCGAGACCGGCAATGGTATGTCAACCGGTTCTGCTGAATCACTTGGTAATGGCACGGCTGGACAAGAAATTCAAGAAATGGGATTCACCATCGACAAGGTTACAGTAACCGCATTGTCACGGGCCCTCAAGGCAGAGTACACAGTCGAACTCGCTCAGGACCTCAAGGCTGTTCATGGGCTTGATGCTGAGACCGAGTTGGCTAACATTCTGTCCGCAGAGATTCTTGCTGAAATCAATCGCGAAATTGTTCGTACAATCAACAAGTCTGCAACCTATGGCGCACAAGACAACACGGCAGCCGCACATACCTTCGACCTTGATGTCGATGCAAACGGTCGCTGGAGCGTTGAGCGTTTCAAGGGGCTCATGTTCCAACTAGAGCGTGAAGCCAATGCAATTGCAAAGGCCACTCGTCGCGGGAAGGGCAACATCATCCTCTGCTCGTCAGATGTTGCATCTGCTCTCTCCATGGCTGGTTCACTTGACCATGCTCCTGCACTCAAGGATAACTTGAATGTAGACGACACTGGTAACACCTTCGCAGGCGTCCTAAATGGCCGCTTCAAGGTTTACATTGATCCCTACTATGTAGGTACAAGCGGCAGCCAGTATGCTACCGTAGGCTACAAGGGTTCAAGTGCATACGACGCTGGCCTGTTCTATTGCCCATACGTTCCGCTCCAGATGGTTCGTGCAGTTGGCGAGGCTAACTTCCAGCCAAAGATTGGCTTCAAGACCCGATACGGGCTCGTTGCTAATCCGTTTGCGACTGACGCAAAGGATGGCGTGGTAACTACAAACATCGACGCCGATGTGGCACTCACCAACCGCAACATCTACTATCGTTCGGTTATTATCCAGAACTTGATGTAATAACATAACTCTCTGTAAACAGAGGTTATATTACCCATTAAAAGGGAGCCTTCGGGCTCCCTTTTTTTGTTATAAATAGTAGAAGGAGATATTAATTATGGCACTTGGAGCAATAGGCGGAGTAGCAAACTCATCAACTGTTGGCGCATTGGCGAACCAACCAGAAAATCAAAACTTTCTTTCCCCTGTTGGATTTCGTTTTGGTATAAGGAAAATGCCCCATGTCAATTGGTTCCTTCAATCTGTAAATATCCCCGGCATTACAATGGGAGAAGCTCCCCAACCAACCCCATTCATTGATGCAGCACAGCCAGGGGAAAAGTTGACATATGACCCACTTTCAATTACCTTCAAAGTAGACGAAGACCTAAAGAATTGGTCAGAACTTCAGGACTGGTTAATTGGAATAGGTAACCCAGGCAGTTTTCAACAATATAAGGACAACTTGAGGAAACGAGGCTCCGAGGCAATTGTTTCCGATGCCTCGTTGATTACCTTGAACAGTACCATGAATGGAAATTTTGAAATACTGTTCCAAGATTTGTTTCCTACCTCAATTGGTGAATTGCAATTTGATTCCACTCAGACTGATATTGATTACCTGACAGCCTCGGCTACTTTCCGATTCTTGAGTTATAGTTTTAGAAAAATTGCACGTTAGCACTTGACAAACCCCAAAAAAGAACTATACTTATAGATACTTGGATGATTCTTGGAGCTAAGTTTTGAAATTAGAAGAAATTCTTGCCTTGTGGGAAAAAGACAGCAAGGTTGATACAATTGAATTGGATAAGGAAAGTCTAAAGATTCCCTCCTTACACAATAAATACCTTAAAATATATACCTCGGAAAATCTTCAACTCAAGAGGATGACTCACGATTTTAAGGAAATGGAAAGAAACAAGTTTGAATACTACTCGGGTAAAATGAGTAGAGAAGACTTGAAGGAACGAGAATGGGATCAGTTTGACCATAAATTGCTCAAGCAAGATATTCCACGCTATCTAGAATCTGACCGCGAATTGATTAAGATGTTACTGAAAATCGACTATCAGAAAGAAAAGGTAGAGACAGTCAAATCCATTATGACCAGCATCAATGGGCGCAGTTTTTATATTAACAATGCAATTACTTGGCAGAAGTTTTTGAATGGAATTAATTAATATTATATGGCCGATATTATATTATCCAAAGTGAATGAAGTATATACTAAGATAGACGGTGAGCGTTCTACTCTTCAAGAGATGTCTGATTACTTTACATTTTATGTGCCCAACTATACCTTCCATCCGAGCTATAGAAATAAGATGTGGGATGGCAAAATTAGGCTCGTTAACCTCCGTAACAATACTATCTATGCAGGGCTACTTTCACACATTGAACAGTTTGCTCAGGATAGAGATTATGATGTCCAATACCACGATTCTTCTGTTGGTCTGACAGAAGAGTTTTCTTTACAAGAAGGCAAAGAGTTTGTTGACACCCTCAAACTTCCTGTAAAAATTCGTGACTATCAGCTAAACGCATTTGTTCATGCAGTTCGTAAGAAACGCTGTCTCCTGCTCTCCCCTACTGCATCCGGCAAGTCTCTCATCATCTATGCACTCATGCGATATTATGAGGGAAAGAAAGCCCTCATTATTGTTCCCACGACCTCACTTGTTTCGCAGTTGTATGGGGATTTTGACCATTATGGAAAAACTGAAGGTTGGGAGTCAAAGCAACACGTTCACTATATCATGTCTGGAAGAAACAAGCAGTCAGATATGCCAATTACAATTTCTACTTGGCAGTCGCTTTATAAAATGCCAAAGCAATACTTTGACCAATATGATGTCATTGTAGGAGACGAGTGCCATCTGTTCAAGGCTAAATCTTTGACCTCTATTATGACCAAGCTGGTCAATGCAGAATATCGTTTTGGCACAACAGGCACTTTGGATGACACACAGACACATAAACTTGTCCTTGAGGGATTATTTGGTCGAGTCAAAAAAGTCACCACGACAAAAGAACTCATTGATAAAAACCAATTGGCTAAATTTGACATCAAGGCCATCACTCTCAAATATCCAGAGGAGTATTGCAAAGAGATTTCCAAAAAGAAATATCACGAAGAAATAGATTTTCTGGTTGGATGTAATAAACGCAATGCCTTTATACGAAACCTTACGGTGAGCCTTGAAGGTAATACCCTTGTGCTATTTCAGTATGTAGAGAAACACGGAAACCTTCTTCATGAAATTATTAAGGACAAAGTAGCCAAGGGGCGAAAAGTATTCTATGTCTATGGAGGCACTGATACCGAATTAAGAGAAAAGGTCCGAGCTATTGTAGAATCTGAAAAAGATGCTATAATTGTAGCATCGTATGGGGTTTATTCGACAGGTGTAAACATCAAGAATCTACATAACATCATTTTTTCCCACCCAGGTAAATCAAAAATAAGGGTGCTGCAAAGCATTGGTAGAGGTCTGCGAATGAGCGACAGTAAAAGTTCAGCTACACTATATGACATAGTAGATGACCTGAGTTATAAGGCTCATAAGAATTTTGCCGTAAAACACTTTGTCGAACGATATAAGTATTATATGCAAGAAAAATTTCCCACCAAAATATATAAGGTAGATTTAAAATTCTAATATGGAACACAAATTAAAATACATACAGTTTGACAATGGAACAGAATTGATTAGCAAAGTCGATTCACAAGATTGGGAAAATACTAATAGCATTAGATTGTATGACCCATATCGTCTTTACCCAATTCCTCCATTTTTAAACCCAGACGACGATACTAGCCACCAAACGTTGATTTTAGTGAAATGGTTGCCTTGGACAGATGATGTCTTTGTTAATATAGTAGTTGATAAAATTTTAATTATTACTGATGTTTCAGAACATATGCAAGAATATTATAACTTAACACTACAAAAACATGCTGACGCTGCCTCTGAACAAGCCTTTAACAAAGCCGAAGCCTTTAACAAAGCCGAAATGATCTCTACTGAACTACCAACCATAGATGACATTAGGCAAATCAGTGACCTTGAAGAAGAAATACTTGAATCTACACCAGAAAATCTTAAAGAATTAGCAGAATTATTAAATAGCCTAGTAAGCAAAAAAACAAAAAAGGTATTACATTAAATGGTAAAAAAGAAAAAGAATAAAGTAAATCATTATGTGGATAATGACGAATTTCTTGACCGTATGGTAGAGTTCAGAAATAGTGTGATTGAAGCGAAGGAAAAAGATGGCCCCAGACCTAGAATTTCTGACTACATTGGCGAGTGCTTTATTAAAATTGCAACGCATCTATCATACAAGCCAAATTTCATTAATTACACTTTCCGAGATGATATGATTGCAGATGGTGTTGAAAATTGTCTGCAATATATTGATAATTTTGACCCAGCCAAGTCAAGAAATCCTTTTGCCTATTTTACGCAAATTATCTATTATGCGTTTCTTCGTAGAATTCAAAAAGAAAAGAAGCAGTTATATGTAAAATATCGAGCAATTGAACGCTCTGGATTAATGGACCAATTGGCTCACCATGATGCACATGGAGAGCATACTGGCATAATTCAACAACCCGCCTTGTATGAAAACATGCAAGATTTTATATCATCGTTTGAGGCTGGAATTAAAAAGCAACGGCAAAAAGCATCTAAGAAAAAAGGGTTGGAACAATTTGTAAAGGATAAATCGTGAAGATTGCTACCATCAATGACACACATTTTGGCGGTAGAAACGATAGCGCAGCCTTCAACGACTACTTTTTCAAATTCTATGACGAAGTTTTCTTTCCATACCTGCGGGAACATAACATCAAGACCTTGGTTCATTTAGGGGATGTCGTAGACCGTCGGAAATTCATTAATTTCAATACGCTCCAATCGCTCAGAGAGAAATTTATTCATAAACTTGGAAAGGAAAAAATTGATACTCATATTATTATAGGCAACCACGACACCTATTACAAAAACACGAACGACGTAAACTCTATGACAGAATTGTTTTCCTCGTTTGATGGAAAGCACGAACCCTGGATATATGCAGACCCGACTGAAATTGTATTTGATGGATTGAAGATTCTATTTCTCCCTTGGATTAATGATGGGAATAGAGACGATACATATAAGTATATTAAAGAAACAGATGCTCAAATTATTATGGGGCATTTGGAGGTGGCAGGATTTGAAATGCATCCCGGATATTCTAACGAACACGGAATTGATGCTGCAATATTCAACAAGTTTGATATGGTCATGTCTGGGCACTATCATCACAAGTCAGACAATGGTACCATTTATTATCTCGGCGCGCCATATGAAATAACATGGACAGATTATCAAGACCCCCGAGGATTTCATGTGTTTGATACAGACACCCGAGAACTGGAATACATTCGCAATCCCTATAGGATGTTCCACAAAATCTTTTATAATGATGAGGGTAAAACTTTTGAAGAAGTGACAGATAAAGATTTTTCATCATACGAAGAAACTTATGTTAAAGTTGTCGTTCAAAACAAAACAAACCCCTATTGGTTTGATATAGTATTAGATAAATTATACAAGGCAAATCCAACATCAGTGGCTATTGTAGAAGACTTTACCAACATGAACATTGATATTGATGATGCATTGGTTGACCAAGCCGAAGACACGATGACTATTTTAAATAAGTATATTGACAGTATTGAAATAACTGGCGACAAAATAATGTTACAAGACCTTTTACAAGATTTATACAAAGATGCACTGACAATGGACTTAGATTAGATATGCTTATTAATTTTCAATCCAAACCTATGTGCCAAGTATTTGGTGTTCCTTTTTTTAAATTTCATTTAAAAATTCCCTCCTCCACACGAAACGATTTATTAGATAAGGTTGATTTTTTGAGAAAAAAAAATAGATATAAAAATAAATCAAATATGGGAGGATTTCATTCTGACGATATTTTAGAAGAAGAGTGGAATACATTTGATGCGGGCAAATGGTTCGCGGGTTCTATCAACCAAATACTAGCAAAAACGATGTCCCTTTTACACCAAACTCCATCTCCGGAGTTTAATATAGAATTAGAAAATTCTTGGTATGTGGTTAGCCGGGCCGGGCAGGCTGATTGGCTGGCACCACACAATCATCCAAATAGTTATTTATCTGGAGCGTTTTATCTTTCGGTTCAACCAGAAATTAAAGGTACGGGAATGCTTATGGCTGTTATTGAAAACAATAGTATAGAATCAATTCATCCACCTAGAACAGTCGAGTACATTCCTGTGGAAGGTGAAGTTATTTTATTTCCGTCTTCAACTCTACACATGGTATCGGCACATACGGCAGATTACGATAGAATTATAATTTCATTTAACACTAAGATAACCCCTAATAATGCTTAATGACAGAGCAGGTCCTTTATGCCGCATCTTTGGTGTCCCTTTTTTAAAATTTGCTTTACCCTTCGCCGAAGGTGTTCAAAAAGAATTAATTGAAAAGGCATATTTTTTAGTCGATAAAGACCGGCACAAAAATAAATCAAATATTGGCGGATTTCATTCAAACGAAATTGCCGAACTTGATTGGGAAACTTTTGATGCCGGGAAATGGTTTACAACTTCGGTAAATAAGGTACTACTTCAAGCATTAAGAATTTTGCATAACACACATACACCAGAAATAGAAATCGAATTAACAAATTCATGGTATGTAGTAAACGAGGCCAAAGCCTCCCACTGGAACATACCACACACTCATCCAGGAAGTTATTTATCTGGAGCGTTTTATCTTTCGGCACAACCAGAAATTAAGGGTACGGGAAGGCTTATTGCTATTGTCGAAAACTCAAGCATAAGTTCGATTCAAAAAGATTCTAACGATATAAAATTAATTGAATATTTGCCCGTAGAAGGTGAATTGATTTTGTTTCCATCTTCTACTATACACATGGTATCACCGCACACAGCAGATTATGATAGAATTATGATTTCATTTAATACCAGGATAAAAACTACTGATGATACAGTTTCATAGTATCCAATGGAAAAGTGGAGATATATAAATACCTTTAAAGGGAGGGTGTTTATGTATCTAACAAAACAAGATGTATTATGGTGGGAAAACCATGATATGAATGAGATAATGGCGAAATATAAAATTAGCAGTAGTACGGTCAATCGAGCAAAGCGTAAATATGGAGTTATCATTCGGCGCAGGCCTGGTTCCGGTTCAAAAACTCCAACGACAAAGGAAATAAAGCCTTGCTTGGCTTGTAATACTCCACATAAAAACGACATGTATTGTTCTAGAAAATGTATGTGCGGCTCAGAAGAACATAGAAAAAAGTTAGCATCTATTGATAGGTCATATATGCAAACTGAAAAATATCGAAGCACTCTTCGTAAACCCGACACCTTGGGGTATAAAAGGTTTGTTAATAGAGTTCATAAATTGAGCAACAAAACTTATATCGAGCATAAAGACGAACTTAATCCAAACAACCATCCTCGCACAAGGGCCGGAACTAATGGTGGTTATCAATTAGACCATATCGTTACGGTCAGAGATGGATTTGATAAAGGATTGTCCGCAGAAGTTTTATCTGAAAAGAACAATTTGAGAATGATTCCGTGGAAAGAAAATCTGAAGCGAAATCGGAGGGTAAGCCCATTATAGTCTTTCATAGTATAAAATGGAAAAATTTCCTTTCGACAGGAAATAATTGGGTAAAAATTGACTTGGACCAACACCTGAACACATTAGTTGTCGGTGAAAATGGAACAGGTAAAAGCACAGTTCTTGATGCATTGACATTTAGTCTTTTTGGTAAACCTTTTCGTAAAATTAACAAGCCTCAGTTGGTTAATAGTGTTAATGATGGTGGTTGTCTTGTCGAAGTGTCATTCACTATTGGAACAATTTCTTACATTATTCGCCGGGGCATTAAGCCTGCGGTATTTGATATTTTAGTGAATGGTGAAGCTCTTGACCAAACAGCTAATGTTCGTGATTTTCAAGAGTTACTTGAAACACAAATCTTACGGCTCAATTATAAATCATTTACTCAAGTCGTTATTTTAGGCAGTTCTACATTTGTGCCTTTTATGCAACTTTCGGCCATTAATCGTAGAGATGTTATTGAAGACCTTTTAGGTATTCAAATTTTCTCGGTGATGAACACAATTTTAAAACAGAAAATTTCTTTACTGAAAGATAATATTAACGAAAATAATAATGCCTCGTCATTAAAGGAACAGTTTGTTGATGTCCAAACAAAAAATTTAAACCGAATAGAAAAAGACAATCAAAAAATTATTAAAAGGCATCAAGAAGACCTTATTTCTCTAATAGAAGAAACCGTACAACACGAACTTAAAATTCAAGAAAATCAATTTGCTGTTAAACCTCTAAAATTGAAAATTGCTGGGTTAAAAAAACATGAGAATAAATTAAAAGACGCAGAGAAGATTGATAATAAATTACACACTAAAGAACTGACGTTAACCCGTGAAATTGAATTTTATCACGACCATGACGAATGCCCAACTTGCCAACAAGATATTGATAAAATGTTTAAAACATCAAAAACACAGATATTGGCAAAGAAAGAAAAGGAAGTATCCAAAGCTAGAAAAGACATTGCAAAACTATTAAATGAAATTAATAAAGAAATTAAAAATGACTATACAATACTTGACAAAATCAATGCGCTCAAGGCTGAAGTAAACTTATTAGAAACCAAGATTTCTGCCACAAAACAAATCATTAAAACCTTAAACGATAACATTAAAGAATTATCAACCAAGGGAGATGTTGATAAAGTAAAAGAAGAAATTAATCAAGCGACTCAAGAGTTACAAACATTGACTGGTGAAAAAGAAAAGCTAACTAACCGAAATGAAATTCAAAAAATTGCAACCTCGCTACTAAAAGATAGTGGAATTAAGACTCTCATTATTAAACAATATCTACCTATTATGAACAGCCTTATTAACAAATATTTGGCTAATATGGATTTCTTTGTAAACTTCACATTAGACGAAAGTTTTAATGAAACAATAAAGAGTAGACACCGAGATGAATTTTCCTATGATTCATTTTCAGAAGGCGAAAAGATGCGTATTGACCTTGCGTTGTTGTTTACTTGGCGCACAATTGCCAAGCTCAAAAATTCAACCAACACAAATTTGCTCGTATTAGATGAAGTATTTGACAGTTCGTTAGACGATGCAGGAACACAAGAATTTTTAAAAATCCTATATACATTAGGGAAAGACCAGAATGTGTTTGTGATTAGCCATAAATCGGACATTTTGCAAGACAAGTTTAATAATATTATTAGATTTGAGAAAATCAAAGGATTCAGTAGGATAACATAATATGATGAAAAAATGGCAACATGGATATGAATTAGATTATTTGCTAGACCTGGAAAAATATTATACGGGTTATAATAAGCACTCTTTCTCGCCGTTTAGTGCAATAAAGAAAAATGTAATTGCTTCTGGGCTGCACAACAAAACACTAAAAATATATGAACACGACGAAAAGCGTCTTATTTTTCTTGATACTAAAATTTCAAAAACAAGTTCCCCCATCACAATGTATGGCGACATTAAAATTGGTATAAAAGAAAAGGGTGACCGGACAATTACAAAAATGACTTGGGCAGAAGGTCAAGAAAAACTTACAATAGATGTTCTAACCTCCTTTATTGAACCTTGTTGGTTATATGTTTGGGCAGAAGATAAAGTGTCGAACCAAATTGCCAAAGATGCAGGATTTGATTGGGTTGGAACAAAGGTCACCACATTTGCGGAACTCTATGCTATTTATTTTAGAGACGCCAAAAACACAAACACACTATTTAATGGAGGCCGCCAACATCCTATAAGAATAAGTGCCGAAGATTATTCTCTAGAAAAAACTAATATTGAAAAAGGTGACATATATAATTGTATATTCTCTCTAATTAAAGCAGTCGAAGTTCTTACTACAAAATATACCAATCACTATTCTAACTATAATAAAAAAAAGTCTTGGGCAGCTTTGTCTCTAAGGGGATATACTGATGACCCCGCATTTATTACCAAGCCGGTGGAAATGAGCAAGAAATGGCAATTAGAACATATTAATGAGAATTTTAAGATGCAAGATACAGAGTTAAGGGCCTCTCTTCCTCAGGTAGAAGAACTTTTAAAATTTCTTCCTGGTAATTTGCATCGTATTCGGCTTATGAGACTATCTCCAAATGGTGGAGAACTTGAACGACATACTGACCAAGTTGACCCAGACATAGGTGTAAAAAATAGTAAGATAATGAGGTTTCACTTTCCACTAATTACTAACGATGATGTGATATTCACCATGTGGGGAGTTGATGGTAAGCCAAAAAGTGCAAACATGAAAGTTGGTGAATGTTGGTACTTAGATATTCGCAAACCCCACACAGCCATAAATAATGGGAATACGGATAGAATCCATCTGGTCGTAGATGTAGAGGCCAACGATAAAGTGCGGGGGTTAATCGAAAATGTTATATCTACTTGAATTCCTAGACATGGTCCCCATTAGAATTGTGGGTGGGGACAAATATACTTGGACTTGCTATGGTGATAATGCAAGATATTTAGATATGGAAAGAAATGTTGAAATTATTTTTGACGAAGAGACAGAAGAGGTTTATGAAATTTCCATTTGTGACGGTGATGATAATATGCATAATACTATTTGGAGAAATCCACAAAATGAGCCAGCATATCTTGAAGAAGTAAAAGAAAGGCGTAATTTTGACGAAGAAGAACTTGCGGCCAAAAAAGCTAATATTTTAGACGCAAATGATATTATTGAAAGGGTGAGGAAATTATATGAGCCTGGATCAATTTTTAAATAATAATGAAAACGCAGAATCTTATCTTAAACAGATAAAGGACTGGACTGATCCTAATCCCGCACCGGTGCTAGACAAGCACGACGATTATATTGTGGTGCGAGACGACTTACTAGATGTTGGATCTAAGGTCCGAGGACTAGACTATATCATCGGGCACATGCCCGACTTTAAGAATACCAAAGA